TATTCGCCAAGATCTTTAAGACTGAAGCAGATCCTAAGCCATGTGCAACTGGGCTCGCATTTGAGGTCATTACGGAGAAGGGTGTTAATAGCACATCTGCATTGGAGAATTGTGAAACTTCAGCGATTGGTCGTGCGCTCGCAAATGCTGGTTTCGCAGCTAAAGGCAAACGCGCTTCAAGAGAGGAAATGGCTAAGGTAAATAATGCCGAGCCAAATCAATACGAAAAGAAATTACAAGAAAGGCGATACGGAGCACCCGGCACTAAATCAGCAGCTATTGAGGATGCGCTTAGAGCTTCATTTGCAGTTGAGAATAAAGTCGATGATCCACAACAATGGTCTTTATCTGAAGCTGTTGATGCGATTGGTAAATCAACACCTAATCCACCGCCTGAGTGTGAACATGGCATGATCCTGAAACAGGGTGTGAGCAAGGGCGGAAAGCCGTATTATGGCTATGTTTGCAAGGGATCTAACAAAGACCACGCTATCTGGGCAAAGATGACTGCTAAAGGATCTTGGTATTTCGAGGGGGTTCAATAGTGGGCTATATTGCTTTCATAAACGGGAAGGGTATTCAAGTTGTATTGGATGATAATGGCGTGCATCTTGAGGAATCAGTTATTAAATGCGAAGCCTGCGACGATGATCGAGTCTTTAAGGATGGCACATGTTTTAGATGCCATGAATTGATTAATCGTGACTAGTTTCAAATGTAATGGCTGCGCTCGCAAGACTGAGTTTCTATGGCTTGATGCAATAGACATGCCCGATGGATTTAAGGTCTATCAATGTATGGATTGCGGATGCGTAGGCGTTAAAAATATAACTGAACAGATAGATCGAATACCGGACACAAAGATAAGTAGGTGTGCTAGTTGTGGGGCTTGGCAGTTTGAAGCTAAACCCTGTCATACTTGCTTATTGATTGGAGAATATGATGCCAACGTATGAATACAGCTGCAAAGAATGTGGCACTTATGGATCAGTTCATCGAACTTACAAAGAGGATGATGGTGGTATGAATTGTCCTAAGTGTGGCCTAGACATGACAAGGATCTACTCAACAGTAGGGTTAGTCTTTAAGGGCGAAGGATGGGCTGGTAAGACTAAGTGAAAATTGGATCTCTTTGCACAGGTTATGGGGGATTAGATCTAGCTGTTGAAACATTCTTTGATGCTCAAATGGTTTGGTGTGCTGAGAATGATAAATACGCATCTAAAGTAATTGAAGCAAGATTTAATAAACCAAATTTAGGAGATATTAAACAAATTGACTGGGCATCAATTGAACCAATAGAAATACTTACAGCTGGTTATCCATGTCAGCCTTTTAGCCATGCAGGACATAGAAAGGGAGAAAATGACGAAAGACACATTTGGCCACACATCCTTAAAGGAATTAGCATCTTACGACCAAAATACATTATCTTGGAAAATGTCAAAGGGCATCTCTCACTCGGATTTAAGGAAGTTCTCAGCGACCTTGCCCAAAATGGGTATGATGCGAAATGGCGTATTGTACGAGCTAGTGATGTCGGAGCACCGCATCAAAGGGCAAGATTATTCATTATTGCCTACTCCAACAGCGATGCATGTGAGGAATCACGACGAACCGATAGAGAAATATCAACAAAGAATAGAGGACTTCAACCAGGGAAAGACATTGGGCAAACCCGGAGCGAGCACAGGTGTAGCTGTAAGGCTGATTGCAACACCAACAACCAACATAAGCCACACAACAGGGAAATGTCGGAATTGGGGAGCGGATTTATTACACGATGTGAAATGTCTATGCAAACCGCGCCAGATACATTGGTTGATGACAAATTAAACGCTAAGTTTGTAGAGTATATGATGGGCTTACCAGATGGATGGGTAACCGATTTAGATTTATCAAGGGCTCAACAATTAAAAATGCTTGGTAATGGAGTAGTTCCACAACAGGCTTATTATGCATTGGAGTTATTACATGAGTGAGGCAGGCTATTCAGACACTTGGTTAGATGAGGATGATTACAGGATTGTGACATGCCGTCTGACCTGCGGTTTTGCTAGATGATTTGGAGTCATATGATACGCTCTAGGCAAGTATTTGCCCTAAAGGCAAAAACGCGAGCCCGTAAGGCTCAGCTCGCGAGGTGCTGGCTAGTCGGGGGAGCTCTGTTTGTTTTACAAACCTTTGCATTAGATACAGCTAAATCTCAAACCATTAAGGTTAATACATTAAAGCAAATTACATTTCATAAGATGAATTACAACTTTGAACAGTTTTACTGTTTAGATGAAATTGTATGGAAAGAATCACGATGGAACTACAAAGCCAAGAATCCTAACTCAAGTGCATTTGGTCTATTTCAAATACTCAAATCAAAAGAGAAAGATCCTGTTAAACAAATTGATTTAGGGTTGAAGTACCTAGATAGACGCTATGATGGATGTGCTTGTACTGCGCTCGCACACCATAAGCTTAAGGGATGGTATTAATGTCTAAGTCTGCAATAGGAACTAGACAATGGAATGACAAGATCAGACCACGCATACTTGCAAGGGATAACAATACTTGCTTCTATTGTGGACAATACGGAGATACAGTCGATCATTTAATTCCGAGAAGGCTGGAAGGTAATGATAGTGATGATAATTTAGTTTGTGCCTGCCGTAAATGTAATTATTCGAAGGGTGGGCGGTTTTTTGTGAGCCGACGGAGACCACCGACCCCCCTTTCCTTTTCTAACCCACAAAACACCTCGATCGCTCACGATCAGACCGGATCGCTTTGAACAATTTTGAAAAAGAATTGATCGACTCGATTCAGGCTCAATCAGAATTAGGAGGTGTGAAAACACCGCGTATTCACTCTCCTTTGAATGATTTGCCGTCTAAAGGTCAAGAAATGATTGACTTTGCAGCTGAGATAGGCATTCCCTTGATGGATTGGCAAAAGTTCGTGGCTATTCATGGGCATAAGGTCAAGCCGGATGGTCGCTGGCATCATTCCGAAGCTGGATTATTGATCGCTCGCCAAAATGGTAAGTCCACATTTATGATGCTTCGGATCTTAACTGGCATGTATGTCTGGGGCGAGAACTTACAGCTATCCTCAGCTCATAGACTTACAACCTCGCTTGAAACCTTTAGGCAGATGGTGTCGCTAATTGAGGGTAATGATAAATTGGCAAGTGAAGTAAAAAAGATTAGATGGCAACATGGTGCGGAGGAAATGGAATTAAAGGGTGGTCGTAGGTTTGTGGTAAAAGCAGCCAACAATGCTTCAAGAGGTATCTCTGCTCCATCGACTATCCATCTTGATGAGCTTAGAGAATATAAAGATGAAGATGCTTGGTCATCAATGCGTTATACCATGATGAGTTCTAAAAATCCGCAGGTTTGGGTTTACAGCAATGCAGGTGATCAGCATTCTGTAATCCTTAATAAACTAAGGGAGCGTGCTTTAGCAGCGAGCACAAATCCTTTAGACACGATAGGTTGGTTTGAATGGAGCGCCGAACCTGATTCGCCAATTACCCTTCCGTCGGGTGAAATCAATTGGCCAGCATTCGCTCAAGCCAACCCATCGCTTGGAACTACGATTCATCCAGATAACTTAAAAGCTGTTATTAATGATCCGCCTGATATTGTAAAAACTGAAGTATTGTGTTTATGGGTAGATACAATAAACTCAGCTATTGATGTTCAAAAATGGAATTTATGCCAGACTGACCCAATACCATTAGACCCTGACAAAGAAACATGGTTTGGATTAGATTTAAGTCCAGATCGTAAATTTGGTGCTTTAGTGGCTACTCAGAAATTACCAGGAGAAAAATTTAATTTAGTTTTACTTCATACATGGTCAAATGATTATTCAATCAATGATTTAGCGGTTGCAAACGATATTGCTCCGTATGTAAGAAAATATAATGTTCAGACTGTCGCTTATTCCAAAAGGACTGCACAAGCCGTCGCAAGTCGGTTAGTTCCTGCTGGAATTCCCATTACAGATATGGATGGGGCGATATACGCTGAATCATGCGATCGATGGTTAGGCGCAATCAATTCCCATCGATTACAGCATGGGGGTCAAGAGGAATTGACTCAGCAAACACTATCCGCTGCGAAACTGCCCTATGGGGATGGGTCATGGATCATCGGTAGGAGAGCAAGTAGAGTCGCAGTTTGTGCAGCTGTGGCATCTGCTTTATCAACCTATTTTGCAACACAAGTAGAAACGGAAGTTGATATTCAAATAGCGTAATTTGTTGACTTTATGGTATATTATATGCTAATGGGATTATTTGATAGATTTAAAGCAACTCAACCAGATAACACAGTTGATGTAGCTGCTGCACTTTCACCATATAACGCACAACAATTAGTTGGCGGAATTTTATTTGGAACAACAACCGCAACTCGCGAACAATACATGGCGATACCTGCCGGAGCGCGTGCAAGAAATATAATTTGTTCAACAGTCGGATCTTTACCAATTGAACAATATAATCATTTTACAAATGAACACATAAGACCAAACCGAGTAATTA